GACATTTTCACGAAGTAGTATTGACTTGAAGATAAATCTGCTGAAGCCGTAAAGGTTCCAACATCAATTCCTGCTGTTTCATATGCCATGATTTATGCTCCTCTCTGGTCTGCTACATAAGCAGAATAGAGTTCTTGGTTTTGTGTGGCTACTTTAGAAATACCATCAGCCAGGGAAATAGCATCGCCAGATTCAACCAGGGCTTTCGCCATAGCTTCAATCTGACCGTAAGCATCTTCTGTCTCAGGGGTTCCTTCAGAGCCAATTTCTTTCAAGACACCGGCTTCGCCCAGGGCGATGCTACATGCGTCAAGTATTGTTTCAACCATTACGGCTGAATCGGCATTGGTTGAGCGGAGGGACCTTAGCACAGGAGCAAATTCAACCGGGTCTAAGCCAGGCACGTTCGCCCAGGCTTTAACATCATTCAATGCTTTCTCGGTTTCTGTTTGTTCCCGGAGTGCTTCCATGTCCGCCCGGGCTTGGTCTAGTTCTTTACGAACATCAGCCAATTCCTTTTGGACCTGGTTGTCATCGCTTTTAATAACGACTTCCTCCACTACTTCCTCTGCCTGGGTTTCTTCTGTGGTTTCTGTTTCCACGGTTATGTTCTCCAGTTCATCGGGGATGGGTTGTATGGCTTCCCCCAAGGCTTGTTCCAATTCATTGTCACTTGCCTTGAGAACAGCCCACCCTTCGTGAAGGGAGGCTGGGTGGTCTACACCAGAGATTTCTTTCAACTTTAAGTTGGTCAATCTCTTGACTTTCTTTTTGAGAAAATTAGCCATGCCTGGAGAGTATCAACAAATAGCCTCCATGTCCTGCACTACAAGAAATTCCCCTGGTTAAACCTTAACGACGTCCCCGCTTGCCAGGGCGTCAGTTACCTGGGAAGCCGGGCAAACAATTTCGTCCCCGAACTGTAATTGAGAATCACCCAGGAGCAACCCGGGTTCGTAGCTTCCTAATGAGTTGTTGAAATAGAGCTGGTTGCAATTAACTCTGTAAGTTGGCATCGTCAACAACTTCTAAATTCACTTCTTCTCCTGGTATTTCTTCTTCTCCTGGTATTTCTTCTTCAAGCAATGTAGACAATTTCTTAATCTGAACCGCCTGAACGCAAATCGTAAATTCCTTCGGGAACTTCTCTTGCATCTCGTTAATAACTTCCGCCGGGTCTAATTTAATTTCCATTTCAGCCACCTTCCAACGCTTCTATCTTATCAGCCATCTTCTGGCACATTTGCAATAGCATTGGAATTAGAAGCGTCATGCTAACGCTCTTGTAACCGTCGTCACCTGTCTTAACCAGGCTCGGAAAAATTTTCTCTGCTTCCTGAGCCACAAGNCCNAGAAGTTTCTTTCTGCTTTCAAGGTCGGTATCAACCAGGGAAACTTTCTTTGTCTCCAGGTCAATTTCTCCATTTTCATCTTCGTCATAGTCAATTTTGATTGCTTTGCATAGTTTGTAGTTCTTAACTTCTAGCTTTCTAAGGTCCTCATAGTAATCTCTAGGAGTCGTAATTGCTTCCTTGAGCCGTTCGTCAGAAAGTGTTGTGTAATTTCCATAGGTGTTTTGAACATCTCCATCACATTCAATTTGAAAGTGCTTCGTTCCAGTAGATGAATGATCTGAAAGCCCATAAACCAGATCTGTTGTTGATGTGCTGTTCTGTCTATAGAAAGCAAGAGCGACACGATCTCCAGACTTNANGNNCATAAAACCATCAGTACCAGGAAAGTCTGCTCCGCCAGTTGTGCCGTGATAGAGGTATCCAGAAGCGCCTGAGATATTTGTTCGCATTGTTTCATTCGTTGCGAAATAGAGCGCTCTTGTGGTTGCGTTGTGTCCGACCCACATAGCATCTCCGTCCATTGCGATTCCTCCTGCGAAGCCATTTCCATCAACAACAAACTGAGCGTTCCAATGTGCATCAGGAGTAACATCATAATTTCCTCCGCACATCAAACTGGCATCATCGTGATTGACACTATCAATGTTTGCCAAACGCATTTGACCTTCAATGTTCACTCTGCCATCTTTATCAATCTCTAGCTTCTTTGTAAGCCCACCAGCACCATCAGCAGAAGTCCAAAACGACAACCCTGAGCCACCAGAACCATCCGAATTATCTTTGAATAACTGAATCTTAGCATCTGAATAAGCATCAGCGAGAGGGTCGGCTGTTCCAGAATGATAACGACCCGCCAGATGAATCTCGCACTGAACATCGTCTTGTGCGTAGTTGTTTCCAGTGTCTGCCACCGTTAGAACCGGCGTATCATCTTTCTCAGTGACAGCTCCTGCAAACGTGACTGTTTTATCAGGGGAGATTGTCACAGCGGTAGCAGGTGTTTCCGAACCACCGTCAGGAGTTACCTGGAAGACTAACTCTGTCGGCATGTCCCCGTCTGCTGGGGCGCCATCTGCTAAGGCTTGAATAACCGCTCCGGTTGCCCAAGAATTTCCGTCATACCCGGAAAAGGTTATCTTTCCCAGAACAGCGTTATCGTCTACGAGTGCCGGGCTTGCCTGGCTACCATCTGCTTTCCGAAACATTAGGTGCGCAGAGGTCGCTTCGGTGTCGTGTGCTGCTGTGATTGCTACCGCAGCATCTTGCGAGTTGGCTGAAACCTGGAACTGAGCGGTTGCCGTATTGTTTGCTGCCTCTGGTGTGCAAGCGACTGTAGAGGTTGGGTCCGAAATGAATACCTTATGGTTTACTAAATCAATCCCGATAGGCATGGCAACGTTATCTGTTGTCCCGGACCCGGTTGTCTGGTCCACTAGCGCCCGAAAGTTTCCTGCAAAATCGTTCCAGTCCGTATTCGTTACGATGTAACCGCCCGAGCGATTGTTCACCTGATATTGCCAATTAATCTGAGTCATGTGTTAAATCCTTATCCATAGAATAGCCTAGTTGTGTTCCCGAGTTCGGAGAAGGCAGCATAAGTTCCTGAGCCATCGTCCAGGACCCAATAGCCTGCGGTATCCGCTGGGGATAGTTCCATTGTGGTTTCCCAGGTGTTTCCTTTTCCCCGGTGGGTAATCCGTTCACAAATTACCGTTGAAGAAATAGCGTTCCCGGCGGCTGGTGTTCGTTCAACTACATACGCATTCCCCAACTCTGCCGGGAGTGCCTTTGCCCATAGGGTGTCTTGCTCTTGAGGGCGCAGCGTAATTGACTGAACTCTGTTTGCTGGTTGTGCCTGGCGCCCTATTATGTATTCCGCCCAGGAGGTAGCGTCCCCGGAGGAGGTAAGCATCAACCCGGTTTGCGTCTTTGACCTTATACCGAATTTCGTTTGCGAATCTGTGTCGTTCTGAGTTGTTCCTGCATCTCCGCCACTCGTTTGCGTATCCACCCGATTGACAATGTTATGGTCGTCCATTGAAAAGTCTAGGTCGTTGTATTTAACTCGCCCGTCAGACGTTGAAGTATCCGAGAAGGTTCCCGCTATGGTGGCAAATTCGCTAATCCTGTTAAGCCGGTTCTTGAATGTCATTACGCCAGACCTGGAGACAAAGAACGAACCAATTTCAGCGAGTTCAATATCTTGCGTCTGTAGTAAAACGTCCATCTGGTTTGTATAGGTCTTTGATGGGACTGTCTCATTGGACGATGTGTTGTCTATGTCTCGGTAGCCAGTGACCGAGGTGCTACCTGAGCCACTACCAACCCAGGCACCCTGATCTAATAGGTTGGCAACCCTTAATCCTGAAAGCTCCTGGGATTCGGTGGTCCCATCGCAATAAGCCATGCTAAGTGCCTTGAAAGCATCTACGCATTCAATACGCACAACCTGGTCAAGGTCCCCTGGGTAAAGTTGCACCCATCTTTCCACAAAGCCCCGGAAGATTACATAGGTGGTTGAAGTGGAGGGGTCTGTTGCTTTGATTCTGATATGCCGAAGCGGAATAATGTTTGTCCCGCCGTCATAGTAAGGCGTTCCTGCGCCAGTGTTGGAAGGGTCTAATTTTCCGTTCGTGTTATTGCAAACAATAACTGCCCGCCCTGCCTGGGTAGTGGCAAGTTCCTGCTGCCTACCTCTTACAATTTGAAATTCCCGCACCGTGTTGGCGGTTGATATAGTTGTGAAATCAGCATCGTCAGCGGTTTCGGTAATGCCTTTTTCAAAAGCAACTTCAACGGCTATAGTAGCGAGTGCCATTAGCCAAACTCCAGAGAGGCGTTCCTACCTTTAATTCTTACGAGTTGGTTCTGTATGGTTTCCGCCAGGTCGTATTCTGCAAGAACACTTCCCTGGACATTGACTGTGACATTAGTACTTCCTCCCCCTCCCAGGGTTCCCAGGCGGTCTAGCGGAATAACAGCCTCGGGTCCTGCTTCGCCCACCAGCCCNAGGGTTGGGGCAGTAATAATTCCTCCAGAAGCCATCTGTGTCGCTCCTCCGAGAAAAGTGCTGACCTGCGCTCCGAATTTCTCCATACTGCCTGCCTGGTCAAGCATGTCTAGCCAACGATTCATGGACGGGTCTATGTTTCCCGTTATCCCATATTTAACCATTATTTCTTGACCGTGTAATTTCAAAGCCGAGTCGTAGGTTTTGTTGAATAGGTCTAGAAGCCGGTTGTATTCTTCCTCGGGTAGTTTGTCTTTCATCTCCTCCAGGAATTGTCCTTGTTCTCCGAATAAACGGTTCAAGTCCTCCACGGGCATTTCGGTCATGCTGTCACCCAGGTCGGCAAGACCTTCCGCCCATTCTTTGGAAGCATTAATAAGTTCCCGTTCCCTTTCCAGGGCTGTCATTTCCTCTTTCCCGGTATCGTCCAGGGCGTCCCTTACTCCCAGCATTGCTTCGGCTAGTTCTAGTTGAGCCAGGTCAAAGTCATAGGCTGCGTCTATGCTGTCGTACATACCTTCCACCAGGCGGTCAAAGGCATTGCGTAATTCCTGGGCTTGTTCTTCTGCTGCTGCTAAAGCTGCTTCTATTTCTTCCTGTGTCTGGATAACCTCCTCACTTACCTCAACGGTCTCCTCGGCTACTTGTCCATAGCCCAACCAGGCGCCGATGTTTCCGTTGATTGCTGTGTCAACGTCTTCCATTAGTCCGTTAATTTCGTCCAGGGTTTCGCCGTAGTTGTCNTTCTCGTCTGCTGCTGCAATTAAGGAAGCCCCATACNNCCCCAGGACCCCAGTAACGTCAGCGATTCCCTCTTTGGAAGTGAGGTAAGCCTTAGCATTTTTCTCTACATCCTTAGCATTATCATCAAAGGCGTCTGCTGTTTCGTCCAGGCTATACAGTATGTCAGCCGCCTGGGCTACACTCATTTTCCCTTCCTGTATGTTGTCCGCCAGGGCGTTGGTTACCTTACCGATAGCCCCTTCTTCTTTTCGGAGTAGAGCAATAACGTCTTCCTGGGTTACGCCGTATTTCTGGGATGCTTCCTTAAGCTCCTGGAACCTATCTGTGCCGGTAGACATTACCTCGGTGACCAATCCCATTTCTAGTCCCAGGTCTNCAAAGCCATCAACAGCATCTTTCTTAATGAGTTCCGCCATTAAAGTGCCTTCACCTACGAAATCGGAAACAACCCCGGAGGTATCTTCTGCCGCATCTTCGGCAGACTTTAATGCGGCGGCTAATTCCTTGACCTTATCTACCATCATCACAGTCGGGTCCCCGGCAGCAATAAATTCTTCCCGCAACGTTGACATGCGGTCCCGGGCTTCCTGCGCCCGTTTACGCATACCGCTGAACATCTTATTAATTAAGAGTCCCCCGGCAATAACTCCCGCCGCTGCAACCGGGTGCTTCTTCATTATTCCCAGGGTCTTTCCCAGGACAAATCCGAAACCCTTTTTCGGTCCTACTGCTGCACCCGCCCGGGTTGCTGCTGGTCCCATGCTTGCGAAGCCCGCTGCTACTTTCCCGCCCATTGTGGTAAGCGGTCCGGCTGCTGCTGCAAGCCCGAGGAAAGCCAGGGTTACTTTCTTAATAGGACCGTCTAGCCCGGCAAACGCTTTTGCTATGGCGCCAATAATGTCAGCCATTGTCTTGAGTACTGGAACCAGGATAGGAATTAAAACGTTTCCTACATCAACCAGGGCGGTCTTTAGGGAAGCCATGGACTGCTGCAACTTGAACTGACTTGTCTCTTGTACCCTGGCGAACGCCGTATCCACCTTCCCGGCGGAATCTTCCATTGCTGCAAATACCTCTGCCGCATCTTCTCCGCCCCTGGCGGTTAAGGAAAGGGCACCAATTAACGCCCTGGCGTTTTCAAAGACATTGGACATTTCGTAGCCGCTGCCTTCTAACTTCTCCCGTAAGCCAACCAGGGCGCCCAGGAGGTCATCTTCTACGTCTGCCCTTAACTGTTCTGACGAGTAACCGATATTCTGGAGGACTTCGTTTGCTTGTTGGGATGGCTTAAGAACGGTTCGCATTACCTGTCCGAGTTGGGTTGCCGACATTGCGGCGTCCCCGGAGGACCTGGTCATATATGCAAGCCCGCCGCCAACCTGGTCAAACTCAATTCCCAATTCGGCAGCCATCGGAATAAGTTTCCCGAAAGTTGGTGCCAGGGACTCGGCTGATGCCTTACCTTGTTCAACGGTCTTTGCAAGAATGTCCGTTGCCAGGCTCGCCGAAATGTTCTCTTTCCCGTAACCATTAATAGCGTTAGTTACAGCATCAGCAACAGATTCAGTTTTACCTAATCCGATGGCTGCTGCTTTGGCTGCATATTCTAAAGTCTCAACAGCTTCGGCTGCGGGAAGCCCGGCAGAAGTAATGAAGAACATTGCATCAGCAAGTTCCTTCGGTGCCCGGGCGGTTGAGCCGGAAAGCCCCAGGACTTCCTCCTGGAGCATTTCAACTTCTTCTGCTGTCCTTCCAACCAGGGTTTCAATCTTGGTCATTGAGGCTTCAAAGTCCGAGGCGGCTTTAAGCGAAACCCCGGCTATTGCAGCCATTGGAAGGGTTACCCCTTTAGTGAGTGCAGGACCAACCGTTGCAGCCTTCTGGGAGAACTTTCCTAAGGAGGTTTGNGCAGCCGCCATCTGCTTTTGAAACTGAGCTGTTTTCGCTGTTATTACAGCGGTGACAGTAGAAACTAAAGCCATGCCCTACCTTCTACCTCTGGACCTATTTCGTGCCATGTCGTTCGCTCGTTTCTGCTCGTCATTTTCAATCTTGAATAAGGCTATCCACTCTGTTAATTCAGCGCTGGACATTCTTGCAAGTAACTCACTGACGGGCATACTTAACTCCCGGGCTAAGCGGAAGTAGAATCTTAATTCGGGGTTTCCTCCGAACCCGAGGAGCCTTTTCCCGCTTCATCAACTGCGTCGCCAGATAGCCCGCTCACTTTCAAGCAAGCCTGGGCAACCTCCTCAACAACCTCTGCGGATTTCTCCTCCATTAGCCAGGTGAGGTCTTCTTCGGTAAATACCTTTTCCCCGGTGTCGGGGTCAAAGCAACAATTTTGAAGCATCGCAGAATATAGGGAAGCGGCTGTGTTCTCTTCATTAGCCGCCCATTCTGTTTGCATACCTGAACGTTGCAATGCGGTCATAGACCGAATCTCTAACTTAACGTTCCAACCAGGAACGTCAATAACCTCACTCGCCATGTCGTCTGCCTGGCGTATCTTGTCAGCTAGTCTTGCCACCTTGTCCTCCTAAGACTTAATATGTTCCACGGGTAATTGCTCCCGTACATTGAAAATCAGCGCTGTAAGTTACTGTATCACCCACGGGGTTGCTGACCGAGTAGTTGGTCATAATGCATTCCCCTGTGTACTTAACATAGCCGCCGGTACTCCCTGCGGGACCAAATATGTAAGACCTGGAAGTTGGTTCTGTTCCTGCTAAATATCCGTCAACTGTGGCATCCCACAATCCGGAAACCGAAAAGGTTGCGTCTGTAAGACCTACGATGTAGGACTTAGCCGAGGCACCGAAAGCGGTTGTTTCTGAAGTCTCTTGAACTTGCGGAAAACTTACATCGGTGACCGTGTTGGAGATATTCCTACTGGACCCGCCTGTATCGTCAATCGCAAAGTCCGTNGACTTTCCATGTACAAATGTTGGCATTGTTGATTCCTCCTAGAATCTTGCGGCTGCAACCATGAAGGTAATGCTGCCTGATGACCCGGCTGTGCTAGCCGATACCCGGAGGTAGCGATTAACGGTGCCAGATACTGCTTTAATTTCCGAAGTCTTGGCAGAGCTTCCAACTGCGGTGAATGAAATAAGGTCCGCCCAGGACGAATCGTTCGCCGAGTGCTGGACCTTTATTGTTGTGTTCCCATTAACTGTGTTAGTGGGAACGTGTAGAGTAGCAGCGCCACCATTAGCCGATGAAGCTGCGTTATCTACAGAACTTAATGCACCCAGGGAACCATGCGCAATGCTAGCGCCTGCTGTAAGTTGAACTCCCTGGGCAAGTGCGAATGTTAAGTTGGAGACAGTGCCAGGCGTACATTGAAACTCGCAACTAATTGCACTTATGTCCGAAACTGGATTAGAAATGGAATACGTTGTTTCGTTTACCCTGGCGAGAACAGCGCTGCCACCTATTGCGGCGGAACCTTCTCGTATTGTAACCAGGGCAGCGGAACCGAGGATTGCTTGTAATTCTTCATCTGACCCGTCTGTGTCTTGCGCCCATAAACCACTCGCTGAAACGCTCCCGGTGCGCAGACCTTTAATGTAGGTCTTTGCCGAGGCTGCATAGGAAGTAGTTTCCGCCAGGTCGGTTTGAACGGTTGTTGATGTGCTTGTGAAATAACTTGTTAAATCAAACTCGTCAATATAGACGGCTGTATTTTTACCATGAAGAAAAGTCGGCATTATGCGTCCCCTTTCTTATTGCCTGGCTTACCCAGGGGCGCAACATAACCTTCCTTAACTAACCAGTCAGAAGAAGGAAGCTCCACCTGGTCGCCAGGTTTGTAAACTATCCCCTTAACTTCTATTTCGCCGTCCCCGGTGGGACCTCCGGTTGCGATGTATTTTGGCATATTACCTCCAGACATGGCAAGACATAAGGTCCAGCCACTCGGACACTCGGTCCACTAGGGACACTCGGACACTTTTCAACATAGCAGGGTTCTAGGTTCGTGTCCTGCACTACCGAAAAACAACAAAGCCCCAGGG